TAGCCGCTTTATTGCTCAAGAAGCGCAAGCTTCGCCTGCTCCGCAACGCTAGGATATAACAAATGGCTAATTACGTTGACTTGACCTCTGGTATGGTTCGTGACTGGATTCCAGTTACCACGAACAACTCCGCTGACAATATGGGTGCTTCCTCTCAGAACACCGTTATTGGCTTCTACATTACAGTTGGTGGTGCTGTTGTATTCACAGTTGATGGCACTGACCGCACTGTGACTTTCCCATCCAACTTCTATGTACCTTGCTCCAATGTCACTCGGATTAAAGCTACAGGTACTACCGCAACGGGTATCCACTCGCTTGTTATCTAAAAAGATTAGCTTGTTATCTAAGTCTAAGGATTAACCAATATGCCCTCTATTAGCCTTGCTGTGTCCCTTAGAGGGCAACTCCTTAGTGGTACTCGCTCTGTAGCTCCTGCGTTCTCCCCATCAACCCTGTTCGCATCCAACGAGCCGGGCGTCTGGTACGATCCCTCTGACATCTCGACCCTCTTCACCGACACCGCTGGCACCACCCCCGTGACGACGCCGGGGCAGACAGTGGCGCTGATGCTGGATAAGTCGAAGGGGCTGACGCTGGGGGCGGAGTTGGTGACGAATGGGGATTTCGCGTCGGGTACGACGGGGTGGACCTCTGGCACGACTTACACCGCAAGCCTGTCCGCAGCATCTGGCGCTCTTGAACTCACTTCTAATTCCGGTAACGGTTTTGGTTGCGCAATCCAAAGCGTTTCTCTGGTAACTGGAAAGACCTACAAGCTCACCGGCACTCGCCGGTCTATTTCTGGCGGGAACCCGGCAGTTGGTTTCGGCAATGCCGCTGGTGTGATTCAGAGAATACTTATCGCTGGCTCTGCGTCCACAACAACAAACAGCTTCTCTGCTGTCTTTGTACATACCGGCGACCTCTTTACGCTATACAACGCATCGTCAGCCAACGGGGCAGTCTCTGAGTTCGACAACATCTCCATCCGCGAACTCCCCGGCAACCACGCCGTTCAAGCCACAGCCGCATCCCGCCCGACATACGGGGTGGTGCCGCTCGGGGGGCGGCGGAATTTGCTGACTTGGAGTGAGGGGATTGACGACGCGATCTGGGTGAAAACCAGAAGCACAGTTTCGCCCAATGCGGCCGTTGCACCAGATGGCACTACAACTGCCGACAAGCAGATACCGAACGCCGTATCAGGCACCCATTATACAGGCCAATCTGTAAGCAAGGCATCTTCGTCGCAAACTATCACTGCATCCGTTTATGTGAAGGCGGACGGCTATAGTTTCGGCAATTTTGGCATCACAGGCAGCAACACATCAAACCAAGTGAACGCATCCTTTAATCTGGTAGACGGCACCATCGCGGTGCCGTCAGCCATCGGGACTGGGTTCACTGCGCTTTCCTCCAGCATAACGGCCCTGAGTGACAGTTGGTATCGAATTGCCGTGTCCTTGATCACAGACGCGTCTACCGCAACCCAGACGGTTTTGCGTGTTGATAGCGCCTTCAATACTGCGACCTACACAGGCAACGGAACATCTGGGCTGCTGATGTGGGGCGCTCAACTCGAAACCGGCTCCACCGCCACCGCCTACCAGCGCGTCACCAACGCCTTCGACGTGACCGAAGCCGGGGTGCAGTCGCTGTCGTATCTCAGCTTCGACGGGGTGGATGACGGGATGGTCACCGGCACGATTACGCCGGGGATTGACCGCGCGCAGGTGTTTGCGGGGGTGCGGAAGCTGAGTGATGCGGCGGGCGCAGTGCTGATTGAACTTTCAACTACTGTCTCAAACAACGGGGCATTACACATACAGGCTCCAGACGGCACAGCCCGTTATATATACCGAACAAAGGGGACAATTTTAACCTCGGCTGCAACGACAAGCGCCGCGTTTGACGCTCCTATAACCAACGTGCTGTCCGGCCTTAGCGACATAAGCGGCGACCTCGTAACCCTTCGCATCAACGGCACCCAAGTCGCCCAAGCTGCATTTGACCAAGGCACCGGGAATTATCTCGCCTACCCGCTTTATCTCGGTCGACGTGGTGGGTCATCGCTGCCTTTCAACGGCCAAATCTACAGCCTGATCACCCGCTTCGGGGCCAACCTCGCCAGCACCACGATCAACTCCACCGAGTACTGGGTGGGCGACAAGACCGGCATCAACATCGCCAACAACATCTCCACCACCATCTTCGCCCGAGACGACACTGCGGTTCTGGATCGCGCCAACTCAATCATCGAACGGAGGGCCTGATCATGGCTTATATCTGTCCTCCTGAGCAGCTTCCCGAGTTCTTCGTGTTGTGCATCAAGACGGGGAAACTCTACTGGAAGCACCGCGCACAGGAACACTTCCAGACCTACCGCTCGTTTCGGTCTTGGAACGGCAAGTTCGCAGGTAAAGAGGCGTTCACGTCGGTGAATACTGATGGGTACAAGCACGGCTGCTTTATGTGGAAGGCTATCAGGGCACATCAGATTGTCTGGGCGATGACCCGTGGCGAATGGCCTACCGACGAGATTGACCACATCAACGGTGATCCAGCAGACAACCGTCCTGAAAACCTGCGTCAGGTTAGCCACACCGATAACGTCAAAAACCGTCGGCTGTCGGACAACACTTTCACGGGTCAGATCGGCATTACCAAAAGCTCTTCGTCGAACAAGTTCAGAGTGCGCCTATCTGGGCAGTACTTCGGCGTGTACGATAAGATAGAAGACGCTATGCGTATCCGAGACGAGAAACTTAGCGAACTCGGGTTCCATCCTAACCACGGTCGCGCCAAGAGGAGTGCAGCATAATGGCCTACATATACGATTTGGCGGATGTCTGGGCGTCCAGCGGCACCACCTTCACCGGCATCAAGATGAACGTGACCGACACCGCATCGGCTGCTGGCTCCCTGCTGATGGACTTGCAGGTTGGTGGGGTGAGTAAGGTCAGCGTCCGCAAGGATGGGCGTGTGTTCGGCAACAGCTATTATTTTGATAGCATAAACGGGGCAATTCTCGGCGCGTCTAATCAGGTTATGATTGCTCTTGAGGGGGCGGGGGCCTTCCACTCCTTCAAAACTGGCCACTTCATGATGTCATCAATCGTCAAGCTTGGTTGGTCTTCAGACGCAGCGCTTTCGACAACCGGGTTATCCGCTTTAGACCTTACCCTCTTCCGCGACGCAGCCAACACCCTCGCCCAACGCAACGGCGTGAACGCCCAAGCCTTCAACCTGTACAACACCTACACCGACGCGAGCAATTATGAGCGTGGGGCGTTGCGCTACGATAGCAATGTTCTTGGGCTGCACTCTCAAGCCTTGGGGACCGGGACGGTAAGAAATATCCAGATCGGTGGCACTGCGTCGGGAATTAACACCCACATGCTTGTTGGAGTAGCTTCCCGTCTAGTGAGGTTTAACCACAGCGGCACAACCTATTTTGAGGTAAACACAAACAGCGGCGAAATTAAGCTGGCCCTAGACCGGACACTTTCGCAGCTTTCCGCAACACCCGCAGTCGGAATGATTGCCCGCGTCACCGACGCTACATCCCCCACTGTCGGCTCAACCGTAACTGGCGGCGGCGCGGCTGCTGCACTGTGCTGGTACAACGGCACCAACTGGACCGTCATCGGAGTATAACATGACAACCCTCCAACTCACCGACCACGAAATCCAAGCCCTCGCCGGGCTGCTGGACGCTGGCGTAAAAGCCCTCGGCCTTCGTGCCGTGAAAGATGCCGCAACGCTTCTCGCCAAGCTGGAAGAAGCCACTCAAGCTAAGGAGCCGACCGATGACTGAGTACACCGTCACAACCGTCGCGGACTACGTCCAGCCCACCACCGAAATCACCACGGACGAGGGCTACGTGGACATGGTCATGAATATGGCTGCAAAATCCTACATGGCGCAGTACGCTGTAGCCACTCCTGACGAGGGCATCACTGCTGCCCGTGCCGCCTATAACGCCAGCCTTCCTGTTGTAGCTGAGTAAGCTCCATGAGGATCACAGCAGCAACACCCGAACTTCTCGTTGCAGATAGCAATCAGCTTGCCATGTGCTTGGCCTATAGCATTGCAGATGGCCTCACCTATACCGGACTTAATTGGGAAGATGCTGACGGCAACCTGTATGCTGCTGCCTCGTGGGAAGCCCGTGAGGAGTGGATCACAGCCGCTACACAGCCCCTACAGCGCCCAGCATGGGACGTAGATGAGGTTATCGACATGGTGGCTGCTGAACGTGCTCAAGCCTCTCTGGTGTTCTCTACGGAGCCTGTACCAGCTAGTCCTCTGCACTTGGTAGCCCTTGGTGGCCCAGACGCTATTGCTTCACTAGCAGCTATGGGACTGACCCCTAAAACAGAACCTACAGAAGAGTAATCTCCTATGAATAAGTTGTCCGAAACATCTGCTAAAATGACCTTGGGTGTTTACGGAAAAAACACTTATACCGGAGACCTTCGTGCTGATGAGTTCCTTCAGGAGCTTAAAGGTAAAAAGGCTATCCAGAAGTACAAAGAAATGCGTGATAACAATGCCATTGTAGGCTCTATCATGTATGCAGTTGAACAAACCCTCCGTGATGTGGAAATCAAGATTAAACCAGCTAACGATAGCGAAGAAGCTAAACGTGAAGTTGAGTTCCTTAAGTCTGTCCTTGATGATATGGATGAAAGTCTTGATGACCACATCTCGGAAGCTTTGTCGTATCTGACTTATGGCTTTGGGTGGTTCGAAGTTATCTATAAGCGTCGTGAAGGTGACTTCCGTAGTCCCAAGAAGAACTCCAAGTTCAATGATGGTCGTATCGGTATTAAGAAGATTGCTATCCGAGCACCTTGGACTGTTGAGAGCTTTCAGGTTGACCAAGATACAGGGGAAATTCTTGGTATGTGGCAAGAAGCCACTTGGGGCAAACGCCCCGTAATGATCCCCGTTGAGAAATCTGTTTACTACAGAACTACAAGCTTGAATAATGACCCCTCTGGTCGCTCAGTTCTTAGGAACGCATATGTCAGCTATACTTATCTCAACAAGATTCAGAATTATGAAGCCGTGGCTATTGAGCGAGAGCTACATGGAGTGCCTATTGGCCGTATGCCTGCGGAGTATCTGAGTTCAGATGCCACAAGTGATCAAATGGCTCTTCGTGGTCAATTTGAGCGTATCCTTCGTGACTTGAAGAACAATGATCAAGGTTATGCGCTTCTTCCCTCTGATCTTTATGTGGATGCAGATGGTAAACCTACTAACCAGCGTCTTATGGACATTGAACTCATTACCGCTAACGGCTCTAGGTCGATTGATATTGATCCAGTAGTCAAGCGCTACCAACACGATATTGCTCGTAGCCTTATGGCTGAGTTCCTGATGCTAGGGTCTAGTGGTGGTTCCTATGCACTCTCCAAGACCAAGACTGACCTCTTCCTTCGTAGCCTAGAGAGTTATATCAACAACATCGTGGATGTTCTCAATAAGCAACTAGTAGAGCGTTTGTGGCAACTCAATGGACTTCCTTGGGAGACTATGCCTAAGCTTGTAGCTGGTGATGTAGCCCCCCACGATTTGGCGGCTGTGTCCTCTCTTATTCGAAACATGAATAACGCGGATGTTCCTCTATTTGAACACCCTGAGACTGTTGCAGATATTATGGGTATCGCTGAAATTGACTTTGACAGGGATAGGTATGAAGAAAACCTCACCGCGAAAAAAGAGCAATACGCGATGGACAGAGGCAATGCTGAGGGCGGAAGCACAGAAGTTCAAAACCCTTAAGGAATTTAGAGAAAACTCTCCAAATGCTTATGCTGTGTTCTGCCACAGAAAGAAACCTTCTGGGATAGTGGAGCACCTTATTAATTCTAGAGTACCTTGGTCTGTAGAAACTGCTACAGAAGAGGCTAGTAAGTACAGCGATAGGTGGTCTTTTCAAAAGAACTCTGGTGGTGCTTATAGATATCTTTGGAAGAGAAATCTCTTAGATAGTGTTTTCGAGCCTTTGCCAGAAACTACCTCTTGGGACGAAGCCTCTGTAAGAGGTGCCGCAAGTAAGTGCAATCACCGTACAGACTTCAAGATGAAGTATGGTGGTGCTCACAAGTGGGCTTATGAAAAAGGCATCCTATCTGAGTTGTTTGGAGAAACCTATAATACACCAGAGTGTGACAACAACATTGTTTACGTTTGGTCTGTTAAAGGTCTACCAGATGTTTACAAGGTAGGTAAGACTTCTGATAGGCTTGGTCTACGCAGGATTAAATATTCTTGCCGTAAAGGTTCTATTGAGGCCGAGCAAGTCTGGTTGTTTCACACAGAAGACGCTAAGAGCTTAGAAAAGAACTTGCTGGCTTTTGGCAAACCTTATGACTTCGATTACAAATTTAGCGGCTCCACGGAGTTTAGGCAAATGAATACTGAAGAACTAAAACAGTGCCTATCTTTATGTGGGCAAGAAGTAAACCCGGAGGCTGTACCTAATGGCTGATACTAAAATCTCTGCCTTGACAGCACTCACTGGGGCTGCTGCTGCACAAGATGACCTTCTCGCTATCGTAGATACTTCTGCTGCTACCACCAAGAAGATTACTCGCGAAGAGTTCTTTAAATCTGTTGACTACATCTCCTTTGATACTACCAATGTGGTTGCAGCCCCTACTGAAGGCCAACTCACTTGGGATGCCACAGACAAGACCCTAAGCCTTGGGCTTAATGGTGGCGATGTGGTTATGCAGATTGGTCAGGAAGTCCATTATCGCGTCCAGAACAATACTGGTACTGTTATCCCTAACGGTACTGTGTGTCGCTTTGCTGGTTCTCTAGGTAATAGTGGTATCCTACTGGCTGCACCCTTCTTGGCTAATGGCACTTATGACAGCCATGTTATTATGGGCGTTGCAACAGAAGACATCGCTAATGGTGAAGATGGCCTTGTTACTTACTTTGGTAAAGTCCGTGGTATTAACACTAACGGATTTACTGATGGGGCAATCCTCTATGCAAGCACCACAGTTGCTGGTGGGTTAACTGCAACAAAACCAGACTCCCCTAATAACATCATTTCTGTTTGTGCTGTAGTATCTGCTGCTAACAATGGAACCTTGTTTGTTCGTCCTATTATTGAAGACCACTGGTCTGCTGTACCAGCTACTGCCACCTCTGTTGGTCGTAAGGGTGCTGTAGCATTTGATGCCAGCTACTTCTACGTTTGTGTTGCAACAAACACTTGGAAGCGCACACCCCTAACGACTTGGTGATAAAATGCCTTATGCTTCGGTTGATGAACTTCCTAAAGCTGTTCGTAGTAAACTCTCTGCTCACCAACAATCTGTGTTCCGTAATGTCTTTAACTCCATGATGGAACAAGAAGGCATGTCTGAGAGTAGAGCCTTTGCAGGTGCTTGGTCCCAAGCTAAACAAGCTGTACAGAAGGCTATGCACCAAGGTAAAGAAGTTACTCTGGACAAACCTTTCCGTCTTCCTGAAGGATCAGGTAAGAAGTTCGGTGTATATGTCAAGAGTGGTGATGGTGTCAAGAAAGTAACTTTCGGTGATCCTAATATGGAGATTCGCCGTGATGACCCTGATGCTCGTTCTAACTTTCGCTCTCGTCATTCTTGCGACACAGCTTCGGATAAGACCTCTGCTCGTTACTGGTCTTGTCGCATGTGGGAAAGTGGTACCTCTGTATCAGAGATGACCAAAACTGAAGTTCAGATTGAAGGCCAAATCGTTAAGCAGCTTGATGAAGAGCGTCTCGCATTTGGTTGGGCTTATGTTTCCACAGTGAAGGGTGAAATTAGCCTTGACCACAGTGGTGAGTTCATCCAACCTGAACTACTGGCTAAAGCAGCCACCAATTTTATGCTCTCCATGCGAACAGCCAAGAGAATGCACTCTGGCGAAAGCATTGGTGAAGTTATCCACTCCATGCCTCTGACAAATGATGTTGCAAAGGCTCTGGGTATTCAGTCGGATCGCGAAGGCTGGATTATTGCTATTAAGGTTCACGATGAACAGGTGTGGCAAGATGTTAAAAGCGGTAAACTAGCAGCTTTCTCTATCGGGGGAAGAGCATTGAAGGAGATGGTGTAATGCCCACCGAACTCGTAAACTTGGAACTTGAAGAAGTTTCCTTGGTCGATCTGGGTGATGACCCACTCGCTAAGGTCGCCATTTTCAAGCGTAACCCTGAAGGGGAGCAAATGGATAACGAAGATATTAAACTTGAAACAGTAGCTGATGCAACTGAAAAGGGTTACAAAGAAGAGATGAAGTCGGACGATATGGATGCCGACGAGATGGAAGATGAAATGGTGGACGAAGAGGGCAACAAGAAGCCTGTTACTCAGACCCGTAAATCGTGGAAAGCAGAAGCTCAGTCATTTGAAGAAGTGAACAAGATGCTTTTGGAAGAAATCGAAACCCTCAAAGGTAAGGTTGAAGAGCTTGAAGCTGTTGCTGTAGAGAAGGCCAAACCTGTTGAGGAGACGATTGAGGTTGGTGGTGAGATGGTGGCTAAGTCCGCTATTCCTGCTCCCGTCCTTAAACAACTAGAAGAGTTGCAAAAAGCCCGTGAGGGTGAAGAACTCCGTAAACGCGCCGAAAAGGTTCTCCCGAATTTCAAAGGGACTGCTGATGAGCGCGGTAAACTGCTGAAGTCGGTTGGTGAAGACGAAACTCTTCTCG